GTTGCTAAATCGCCCCCAGAATTATCTTTATTTTTCTCATCGTAATGTTCTTTCATTTGATTAAAAGTAAACTTACGAAGCCAAATAGGCATGTTGTAGACTGTTTCCCAATCATAGCCACCTTGACCATGAAAAACAATTTGATGTATATTAGCAAATAGATTAAATCTATACTGTTTGGCCAGTTCAGACGTCAGGCCAAAAAAACCTAAGTCCAATTGGAATGTCGACCTTTTCATCGCTCCCGTCGGGAAAAAAGGTTAAATCTACATCCGGCTGAACCTCCTTTATGTATTCTCTAAATGCTCTAGAATCACGAGCTAAGAAATGGTTATCTACAAATTCTCTAATAGTTTTACTGTCTGTACTTCCATTAACAGATGTAATCATATATTTTAAACGAGTTGAAAGTTCACGAGAAGCAAACTTATCTATCTTTTTAATACCTTCTAATTCAGCATTAATTTTCTTTTCATCACTACCTGTAAGTAGTTTAAATGTAATAGTTACACCTGTTGAAGGTAAAGTATATGAAAATTCGTTTAAACCTTTAGTAAATAAATCTTCGTTTAAAGGTTTATTTTCAATAAGGGACAAATCTATGGTTTGTTCTTCACCACCATAAGTAAATGAATAATCTTTACCATAACCTAAAATACGAGCTGCTACTAGTAAAGCGTTTTTATCACCTACAATTAAGTCTTCATATTTAACACCTGGTGTCATAATAAGAGATTTAATCAATTCATCTAATACAGTTCCTTTTTGGATGTAAGATTGGTTAGTAAGAATGTCTTCTTCTTTAGCGGTCATGTACTTCATTTCAACTTTTCCACTTGAAAGAGGACTGCCTTCGGGATAAATTATACCTTTTGAGGGTAAATCAATAACTTCTGTTGGGATACTTAACTTGTTTTCCATAAATAATTTTAATATAACATTTTATTTGTTGCATATAAATATATGAAAAAAAAAGAAGCATGCGTTTTTTCGCACACTTCTTTTTAATCTTATATACTTTTCTTGTTTTTAGAAATTTAAAACAGCGTAATCAATGGCTAATGTCATAGTAATATTTACAGCTGTGTTTTCAGTATCCCAGTTATATTCACCAAAGTTAGCATCTTTTACAAATGCGCCTTTAAGTACCCACTCGGCTACCACATCACCAACAGGACCTAGTACGTTAATAGTTAAATCTTTCTTATAGAAGTCAGAATAACCATCTCTACCAGTTACAGATTCGTGTGATAAACGTACCCATTCCATTATGGTTTGTGCTCCAGAAGGTGTAATAGGATCGAATAGAGTCATTGTAACATCACCCCAAACACTCTTACCTTTTACTTTACGTAAAACGTTGATGTGGTTCAAAATTACTTCACCCTGTGTTAAACTTACCGCACTAACACCTTTAATAATGTAGCTTGGGATTCCATCAGCGTACAGGATAAATCTATTTGCCTGTTTTGGTTCAAACGCTGTATAAAACATGTCATTTACGTCTAATATTGCCATTGTATTTCTGTTTTTATTTTGTTAATAAATATTGTATTATTTGATCTTTACGCTGGGAAAGTAGCTCCAGTTGGTGTAAGTGTGAAGTTCAAGTAGATAAATTCAGCTGTTTTGGTTGGCTGTAAGTAAATTTGACCTACTAATTCATTTCTATCAATTACTGCTGGATTGTTAATAGCTTCATCCATTACTACTTTGAAAGCAAATAAACCTTGTCTTTGTTGAACTGACTCAAGATATGGATTTACTTGAGCTAAGAAACTATTTCTAGTAGCAGCTGTGTTTTGTTGGAACACTATAGTATTAGCTACTTGACCAATAAATCCTTTAAGGGCAATCATTAATCTTCTAACATTCACACGATCTAAAGCTGAAGCAGCTGTTTGAAGTGTTTTCTGACCATATACTACAACACCTTGTCCTGGGAATGTAGCAATTGGGTTTACTTTACCTTGATATAATGAGTCTCTAACAGATTGTGGTAATTTAATTTCTGCTCTTGTTACAGTTGATAATCCACCTCTGTTAATACCTGCAGGTGCAAACCATGGCTCAGCTACACTATCATTGTAAGCATATACTCCACCAATCATTGTTGAAGCAGGAACCCAAACATACTTTTTAGTAGCTGGATCAAGGGTTTGAACCCAAGGCCAATATGCAGCTGCGTATGAAGAATCAACAGAATTAGCTTGTGAAGTTACAGCTGAAGAAGCTGTTTGACCATACTTAATTAAGTCTACTACATAAATATTATCTCCTCTATCTTGAGTATTTTCAATTATAGTATCCATTTGATCAGCATGGGTATTATAAGTTAAACCAGGAGTTAACATTACGTTAAATTGGAAATCAGTTGGACTAGCTAATAAATCAATAGCATTTTGATAATCACTACCACTTAATCCTTGAGAATTATTAGCATTTTCTCCAGCAGCTTCATAAAATTTAGCACCACCCATTACTTCACCTTCAGCACCACCAAAACCTATAGCTATTCCACCTGATGAAGCAAGTGGTATAGAGCTAGTTAAAGCACTATTAGCAACTCCACCTACAAGATATTGAGGTGTTGGTGAATCTACACTTGCTACTCTGATGTAGCGAGATTTATTTGGATAAGTACCAGATACTTGTAAAGTTTTAGTACCATCTATATTAGAAATATTAAATGAATAATCACCAATTACTTTAGCAATATAATTGTTAGCTAATGGATCTAAAGATAAATTAGACCATGTTTCTAAAACAATGTTATTTTTAGTTGTATCATCACCTCTTCTAACAAATAAGCTAAATGTTCCTGAAGCTGTGTCTGGGGAAGCAATTTGAACACGGATGTTGTTTATAGAACCTGAAGGTAAAGCACCTCTAGAATCTACAGAACTTGAATTGTTCATTAGTGCTCCTTGAGAAATAGTAGCTAAAGTGAAAGCAAATGGACTAGCACCAGTTGTACCACTACCTGTAGGAATACTAGCAGTTGCTGAGGTGTAAGTACCGTTAGCAACTCTTGTTACTAGCAAGTTTTGACCGCCGTTATTGAAATAATTATAAGCTGCTATAGAAGTAAAGTATGAATAAATTCCACTTCCACTTTCTAAAACATCTCCAAATCTGTCTACGAAATCAGAATATGATGTTACCGATACAGGTACGTTTACAGGACCTCTAACTGTTGGACCTATGATTGCTGCACCAATTACTGGTGGTTGTTCTGCTATAAATGAAGCGTCTATTTCTCTTTGTAAAACGCCAGGTGATAATAAAATGTTCGCCATGTTTTTTAAGTATTATTTGGTTTTGTCAATACATATTTTAAAAGAATTTAAAAATCAAGTAGTTGTAAATTCTCCTTTTTCTAAATCAATCATTCCATCTCCGTATTTGATTTGTAATAAATTTGCAATTTTATCTTCGTTTTGTTTAAACTTTTGATAATCAATAGTTAATTGAGTTTTTTGGGTTTCTAATTCTCTTAATTGCATTTCAAGAATACCAAATTTTTCAATAAATGAAATTTTTTCTTGTTGTAATGATTTTAATTGTGTAATCTCTTCTTGGGTTAAAACTTTTGTTTCCATTTTTTAATTTATTATAAATATACTTTATTTTTTATTAAGCTAATGAAGAAGATCTCCATCTTCCACCTATATAAACATATAATAAGAAAGTACCAGCATTGTTTACAGGAACTATTTGACCTTCAACTCCTGTTGAAGGTGCTGAACTTCGAGTAGCTATTAATATATCTGATGAAAATTCAGCTATAACACCTGTACTTGAAACTGGACCACTTACGTCTAGAGCATATTCCGGATTTGGGACATTAATGCCTATTCTACCATTTGCTGATCCAGAGAATGGGAAACCACTAGTTATATGATATGACCCTGTTCCAAATATTATGCCTCCTATATTAATTGAGTCTTTTCTTTGAGAATCTAATGTAATATTATTACCAATAATGATATTATTAGAACCTACACTAGAAGCTGTAAAACTGGTTTGTCCCGCACCATTACCTATAAAAATAGAATAAGAAGCAGAAATAGCATTTAAACCAGTACTATTACCTATAAATTGTGAATGGTCAGCATTAATAGCATTTCCACCAGCACTTACTCCTATAAAATTTGAATTAAAAGCATTTGTAGCAAATTTTCCTACAGTGTACCCTAAAAATACTACATTAGAAGCATTTGTAGCAAATGTTCCAGCTTCTTCACCTATAAAAACTGATTGGTTAGCACTTGTATTAGCTCCAGCTTGAGTACCTATAAAAGTTGATGGAAAAGCACTTGATCCACTTCCTGCTTTTACTCCTAAAAATATATTATTACTTTTACCATTTCCAGCACCTGCTTCTAAACCTAGCCATATGTTGTTAGATAAAGGTTCACCACTAGTATTTGTTGGTACTCCTGAAGCAGGAGAAGTAGAGTATAAACTACTTCCTGTAACATTTATAGGAAAAGAAGAAGTTATAGTTCTAGTTGTAAAAGATGCTGTTAAAGCATTAGTAGCCCAAGATGCAGTTCCTAATAAACTACCTGTTAAACTACCTGTTAAACTTAAACTACCTGTAATAGAATTAGCTCTTAAATTTCCTGCTACTACTAATGTTGAACCGTTAAATGTTAAATTAGCTTCACCATTTAAAGTATTAGCTGTACCTGTTGCTGTAACAATATAATCATTTAAATTATTATTAATAGTAACACCTGATCCTCCTCCTCCACTTAAAGCATGTGATGCAGTTAAAGCATAAGATGCTGATAGTGCAGAATTATTCCCAGAAAAAATTGATCCTGTTACGTATGAAGAACTTACAGCTCGACTAGCGGTTACAGCTTGACTTGCTGTAATTTGATATGTAGCTACAGGAAGAGTAACAGTTCCAGAAAATGTTGTACCTCCACTATCTAATTGTATTGTATTGTTACCACCGTATATATAAGTTGATATAGTTCCTGAAATATGTAAGCGTCGACCTTGTAAAAATGGATTACTATCTCCATCTAATTGTAAAAATTGGGGTACGGTAGTATTAATTCCTAAATCAACATATGAAGATGTTGTAGCATTAATAGCATTAGTAGCATTTGATGCTGATATGTCTGCACCATTTATTTGTGATATATAAGGCATTTTATTATTTTTATTTTATGTTCTTATGTTACTCTTATATTCCAATCATTTGAAGGTTTAAATCTTAACACCCATAATCCTGGAGATCCTCCATCTGTATAACATAAATGTCCTAATAAACGTTGATAAACTGTAAATTGGCTAGAGCCATTATAAAAAGATGTTCTATAAGGAATAGGTGGAGGATCAGGTGTACCTGGGCTAATAGTGTCTTCTTGGTAAAACCATAATGGAGCTCCTATTGCTGGAGAGTCTATATTAGCACCATCTAGTACTATATATCCTTCTGTTAGAATACCTTGTTCATTTGTGTTTGGGTCTTTAACATAAAAACCTAACATTCCTGTAGAATTAGTTCTCCAAGCTTCTACATAACTCCATATTGGGCTATTATTACCTCCAAGACCTAATAAACTATTAAGAGTTAAACTATTAGCTATATTAAATCCATCTTTAGTGGGTTCATATATAAAAACTTCACCTGAATAGCCATAACCTGCTCCTATATTATTGTAATTATCTATTAAAGTGTCAAAATCTGTATATGCAATTCTATTAGTAAAGGAACCAACAAGTGTTAATTCTTGTGTGACAGGTGAAGCTATGTTAGTAGCATTAGTGGCAGAATTAGCATTATTAGCATTAGTAGCATTATCTGCATTTGCTATCCAACCAGAACCACCAGAACCATAAACATCACTACTTGAAACATATGAAGCAGTTTGAGCTGTTTTTACAAAAGATGCTGTTAATGCTTGAGAAGCACTTTGGGCCCAAGACGCAGTTCCAAATAAACTACCTGTTAAACTACCTGTTAAACTTCCAGTAATAGAAGCAGCATTTATGTTTCCAGTTACAGTTAATGTTGATCCATTAAATTGTAGATTAACTTCTCCATTTAATGTGTTAGCTGTACCTGTTGCTGTAATAAGATAATTATCTGTATTATTGTTAATAGTAACTCCTGATCCTCCTCCGTTTAAAGCATGTGATGCTGTTAAAGCATAAGAAGCACTTAAAACCGGATTTGCACTTGTAAATATTGATCCGGTAACATATGATGCTGTTGAAGCAAATGAAGCACTTACTGCTTGTAAAACATAAGAAGCAGTTAATGCTTGAGAGGCACTATTAGCCCATGAAGCAGTTATTTGATATGTTCCTAAAGGTAAAAAGGATGCAGTTCTAGCATTTATAGCATTAGAAGCACTTTCAGCCCATGAAGATGTTATTTGATACGTTCCTAAAGGTAGGAATGAAGCTGTTTGAGAATTTATAGCATTAGAAGCACTTTGAGCCCAACTTGCTGTTCCAAACAAACTACCTGTTAATGATCCTGTAAATGAACCTGTAATACCACTAAATCCACTGTTACTACCAGATACTAATAAAGATCCAGTTATAACAGCATTACCATTAAATGGGAAGGCATTTCCACCTCCGCTACCTGTATTAACTGTTATGCTAAATTGACTAACATTATCTCCTTTAGTAAAAGTAATTGTATTTAAAGATACAGAAGCAGTTAAAAGTAAAGAGCCTGTATTAATAGTTGTTCCTGTATTTAAAGCATGTGATGCAGTTAAAGCATATGATGCTGACAATGCAGGATTTGCACTTGTAAATACTGATCCAGTCACATACGAAGCAGTTTGAGCTGTTCTTACAAAACTTGCTGTTAAAGCATGTGATGATGATAATGCTGGGTTAATGCTGGTAAACACAGAACCGCTTACATATGAAGATGTACCAGCAAATTGTGAAGTATTAGAACCTGTCCAAGTATTAAATGAAGAAGTTGTTAATAAACTTCCTGTTAGTTTATATACTCCATTTATAAAATGAGTTGAGCCTGTGTTAAGAGCTACAGTTACAGTAGGACCAGCAGGATTAGTTATAGTTACACCATCACCTTGACTTATAGATGTTATTGTTCCTCCTTGTCCTGCTGCACTTGAAGCTGTATAGTATATTTGGCCTGTTATATTATCATATGTTAAAACATAAGCTTGAGAGGCTGTTGTTAAGTTTTTAACATAAATAGAACTTGATATTATAGTTAAGTCACTACCTGTAACTTGTAATGATGTAAAACTACCAGTTGAAGCGCGAAATATAGGCATGTATTTTAACTATTAAATTGCATTGCTATCCAATAAACAGGACCTGTTAATACAGTAGTACTATTTGAATTTATAACAAAAGTAGTATTTGTTTTACTTTGAATAGTCCAACTTCTAGCATCTTCTCCTGTTACTGTTATAGCGTAATTATTATTAGGGAATGAAGGTGATAAAGTTACTGTTGATATATAATTGTCTCCTCCAGGTGAAGTAAAGCTAGCTACTGAAGCTGAACCTGCTCTCGTATTTGAACTAAATGAGGATGTTAAAGCAAATGATGCTGTTAAAGCTTGATTTGTACTTGTAAATATAGAACCTAGTACATATGAAGCAGTAGTTGCAGATGAAGCTGATAAAGCATAAGATGCGGATAATGCTGGGTTTGTATTGGTAAATATAGATCCAGTCACATAAGAGGCAGTTTGAGCTGTTCTAACAAAACTTGCTGTTAAAGCATGTGAAGCAGTTAAAGCAGGATTTATATTTGTAAATAAAGCTCCAGTTACATATGAAGCAGTAGCTACAAAAGAAGCAGTTAAAGCATACGAACTTGATAAAACATAACTACTACTTAAAGCATACGAACTTGATAAAACATAACTACTACTTAAAGCATAAGATGCTGACAGAGCAGGATTTGTACTATCAAAAATATCACCAAATATGTATGAAGCAGTTGTAGCAAATATTGAAGAAAGAGCTTGTACTGCCCAGCTTGAAGTACCAATAAATGATCCTGTAAACGAACCAGTAGCTATTAATGTAAAACCATCATATGTTAGTGTAGGAACACCTCCAAAAACACCTCCGTTATTATATTGGATTTCTCCTGAACTTCCTTCTGGAAGAGTTGACTCTCCTCCATTTAAAGCAAATAAAGCATAAGATGCAGTAGTAGATCTAGAAGCACTTAAAGCAAATGAAGATGAAACTGCTCTTGAGGAGCTTAAAGCGTATGAAGCACTTTCAACAAACGAACTTGATAAAGCGTATGAACTACTAAAAGCATATGAACTTGATAAAGCATATGAGCTGCTAAAAGTATATGAACTTGATAAAGCGTATGAACTACTAAAAGCATATGAACTTGATAAAACATAACTACTACTTAAAGCATATGAAGCACTTGTAACAAATGAACTTGATAAAGCGTATGAACTGCTAAAAGCATATGAACTTGATAAAACATAACTACTACTTAAAGCATAAGATGCTGATAAAGCAGGGTTTGTGCTATCAAAAATTGATCCTGTTACATATGAAGAACTTAAAGCATAAGATGCTGATAGGGCATAACTACTACTTAAAGCAGGATTTGTACTATCAAAAATTGATCCTGTTGCATATGAAGCGGTTCCAAGTAAACTACCTGTAAATCCAGTAGTAGCTAAAATTGAACCAGTTAATGTAACAATATCATTATCATAGTCATAAGTAAACTTATTACTTCCACTAAAACCACTACCACTATTAAATTGTATAGCTTTATTATTACCACCAGGAGGTGTTAAGCTTCCTACTCCTGAAGCTAAAGTATATGATAATTGTCCTGTAGAAGTATCAATTGCTACAACATATGTTTGGGATGAATTAGATAATCCTGTAAAATACATGTTTGGTGCATTTACTTCAAAAAATGATTTTGAAACAAATAACACATTATGACGATTAGAATTATCATCACCATCTCCAATTATAAATGCACTTTGTGAAGTTGAAATTACATTATATTGACCTACTACTAATTGAAAATCCCCAGAAGCTATTGTTCTAAGTCCTTTAGTATGAGAACTATTTCCTAAAGCTAAAGTTGTATTACCTTCAGCATGAGAATATAAACCAGCTGCTATACTACGATATCCTTCAGCATGAGAATAATCTTCTATAGCATTGGTAAGACGACCTTCAGCATGAGAATAATCACCATCTACTTTTTGATCAGCATCTGTAGGATTAGGATTTAATTGATTTCCATTTAAATCAGATAAAGCTATAAGATCATCACTATCAAAAATACCTGTAAGGTTAACATTATTTATTGTAACTATAGTATTACTACCATCCCAACTAGCTGAAAAATCATCATATTTGTAAATTATATTAGCACTAGTATCTTTTATTAATAGATAAGCAACATTAAATTCTGAAGGTATATTACCATAATCATCTACTAATTTTATATCTGTATTTGAACCATTAAGAGATACAGATTTTATTGAATACCCATATACTCCTGTTCTGGTTTCAGAACCTTCAGCGTGTGAATAATCACCTAAAGTTGTATTAATATTACCTTCAGCATGTGAAAATAAACCAATTGTATTATTATTAGCACCCTGTTCTAAACTTTGAGAATCGTAATTATAAGTTAAATGAACACTCCCACTAAGAGCATTATCTTTATTAAATTGAATTTCAGTATTATTTCCATTAACAGGAATAACTATACTTGGAGAAATATATGAGGCAGTAACGTTTAATAATTGACTACCATCAATACCTGGGAGGTATGAGGCAGTAACATTTGTTAATGCTCTTCCATCTCCTGTAAAAAATGAACTAGTAATAGGAGTATTACTAGCATCTAAAGATGATCCTGTTACTTGTATTACTCCTGTACCATCTGACCCTGATAATGTTTGTGATAACCATAAAAGGTTATCATCCATTTCAGCAGAACTAAGTTTAGATCCTTTTTGCGCTCTTGTTACTAATGACATGTACTAGATTTTTATTATAAATATGTCATAGAACTAGAGTGTTCTAATGATTTTTTATAATTATACAGAGGGAAAATCGGGTGGAATTTTTCCTAAAGGACGATAAAAAATATCTTCTGGTGCTTCATACCAATCACCAATTCCTGCTACAAATTCAGTATCTTCTTTTAAAAAGTCATGTGGGAAAGGATATGTGTATGGAGTTGTTCCATCCCATTCTATGTTATCAATTATATAATTATCTTTTATTACAAACCATTTCATATATCTTTATTTTAATAGTATTCTAATATTGCTAAATAACCACCAGCACCGTCTCCTCCTCTTCCTCCATTTTGACCTACTGCTCCTCCTCCACCTCCACCACCAGCTCCAAAATATCCACCATCTCCTCCTCTTCCTCCTACTACTGTTCCTGCAGCATCACCAGCACCAGCACCATGACCTCCTCCTCCAAATCCATAACTAGATGTAAGTATACTACTACCTGAAGAAGCAAATAAACAAGCAGCTGAAACTAAATTACTAGCCCCATTGCTACCTGAATTAGCAGGAACACTACCTGCTATTCCTGGGGAACCAGATTGGATTAGGGTTCCAAAAATATTATAAACACCAGAACCAGAAGCTCCATTAAGAGCAGTTGTGGTTGTTAAACCACTTCCTCCTCCTCCTCCACCTGTGCCTCTAAAGTTAGAGCCTCTAGCATGGTAATCACTATTAGGATTACCAGCATTACTTATAAATGAAGGTACAGCCCCTTGTGAAGATGCACATCTTCCTCCACCCATGCCTATTAAACGAAATGGACCAAAATTTAAAAGTCCTGAGGTGGTATTACGTAATCCTCCTGGAGTAAATCCACCAACTTGTGATCCTCCTGTTCCTCCAGTTCCTCCAACAGATGTTATTAAAGTTATAGATCCGCTAACAAGAGAAGTTGTACCTCCTGTAGCACCATTTGTTCCAGATCCATTACTTGTAGCTCTACCTGCTCCACCATTAGCAGCTGTCGCTATAGAAGCAGTGTATATACCTGCAGGTATAGAAGTAGCATCATAAAATATAATAGAAATGTCACCTCCTTGTCCTCCACCTCCTCCAGCAACTGCAGAACCGACAGGATTTCTGCCTCCTCCACCTCCACTTCCTCCTCCTGCAACTGCTACTATTTTAATAAATTTTGCATTTGTTGGTTTAGTCCAAGTACCACTACTAGTATATTCTGTAATTTGTATATATCCTTTTGATTCTGTTAGGTCATATTCTGTGCCTGTAGTATTTTTAAAAAAGATACTGCTTCCACTAGTGTATAATAACCCTCCTGTACTAGGAGTAGCAGGAGCAGATTGCGTAACTTGATAAATTGTATTTAAAAACTTAGGCATTTTTTATAAATATTTTTAAAAAAATTCAGTAACAATACATAAGCCTGAAGAACCAGATCCTCCATTTCCTGATGAAGATAAAGCTGTGTTGATACCAAGAGCACCCCCACCACCACCACCAGCACCATAAAGACCTCCATTACTACCATTTCCTGCATTTATTGTACTACTAAATGCACCTCCATGTCCTCCTCCTCCTAATCCATAAAGTGTTGTACTTCCTGTAAATTGCAAAAGAGTTGTTATCATATTATCTGTTGGTGCAGAAGCACTTTGACCACTAGCACTACCAGGAAATCCTCCATTTGTAATAAGTGTAGTAAATTGATAACCATTTGACCCACGAGATCCTGAAACTATTGCAGAGCCAAGACTCCCACCTGTTCCTCCACCTCCACCACCATTTCCTAATGCTGGGTTACCAGTTACTGTAGCTATATCATTGTTTGAAATTGTAACATCAAAAATGTTTACAGCATTTGATGCAGGATTACCAGGAAAATTTGGCATAGTAGCACCATTACATCCTGATAAAGCATATGGAAAGCCAGCTGGGGTACAATTTATAGCATTGCCTCCTCCTATTTTTTTAGCAACTGAACCTGCTCCACCTGGTGCTCCTCCACCTCCTCTTGCTATAACTAAAGTACCAAAAGAAGAAGTTCCTCCAGTTATTCCTGTATTTCCATTAGTAGCAGAAGTAGTTTGTCCTAAACCTCCAGCTCCTCCTGCTCCTACTACAATTGTATAACTACTACTTACTAATGCATTAGCATCAAAAAAACCCCATACTGCTGCTCCACCACCACCTCCACAACCTCCTTGTGCCGTACCTGTACCTTTTCTACCACTACCTCCTCCACCTCCAGCTCCAACACAACACACTTCGATATATTTTAAACCAACAGGTTTATTCCAAGTATAAGTTTGTGTTGTTCCATTTCCTATAGCTGAACCTGTGTAATAAAGAATATTTATACGACCACGACCAGGTGTTGAAATATCAACTTCTGTACCTGAAGAGTTTTCAAAGAAAAATTTATTACTTCCACTAGCATATACAACTCCAAAACCTGAGTTAGGAGTTGCAGGTGTAGATCCTGTTGATAATTGTAAACTTTTTAATATTTGACTCATAACAGTTTTTTATGGCGTTAATTTTGCTTGTGTTCCATCAGAAAATTTTACATATAAAAATCCATCTGTATTCATGTATAAAGTAACAAATCCACTGTCAGGAGTTTCTATTGACCCAGTAGCAACAAATTGTATTTCTGTTAAAAACTGTGACATTATTGTGAAATATAAACTACATATTGATTTGATGTAGGTGGGTTAGCAAATATAATACTTGCTGTATTTTCATTTATTCTTCTTATATCTGGATAGACTGTTTCACCATTTGATCCACTTTCATAAACTGTAATATGTAAGTTTCTTGTATTAAAACCATGGTTAATGTTAAAACTAGTAGCACTTCCATTTCCTATAATAGAGGAAGTTGAAGTATAAGAATATGTTAAGGCAAATGAAGATGTTGTTGCAAACGAAGCACTTACTGCTTGTAAAACATACGATGCAGTTAATGCTTGAGAAGCACTTTCAGCCCAAGATGCTGTTCCAAATAAACTACCAGTAAAACTACCTGTAAACGATCCTGTATTATAAGAAGCAGTAAATGAATTAATTGAACTAGTAAAGCTGTTAAAACTTGAAGTTGTAACTAATCCACTAGTGTCAACAGGTCCACTTCCTCCACTTCCAGTGTTAACTGTTATACTAAATTGACTTGTGTCTCCTTTAGTAAAAGTGATAGTATTAGAAGAAACAGAGGCTGTTATTAAAGCATTGGGTGTGTAAGATGAGGTTAAAGATTGTGAAGCACTTTCAGCCCAACTAGCTGTACCTTGTAATGAACCTGTAAAAGAAGTAGCTATTAAGCTACCAGATATCTGCACTTCATTTCCTGCAGCATGTATAAGATTGCTTCTATTATTATTATCAGTTCCATTACCTACAATAAAAGCTGATTCTACTGATGATGTAGCATTCCATTGACCTTGTACGTGTTGCCATTTAGCTGATGCTGTTGTTCCGTATCCCTCTGCGTGAGAATACTCCGCTGACGCCAGCGTCATTGTTTCTTGTCCTTCAGCGTGTGAATAATTTCCTTTTGCTTGGGTATTGTCTCCTTCAGCATGAGAGTAATCTCCTATTGCTTTAGTAATACTTCCTTCAGCATGTGAATATTCTCCTGTTGCTATATTCCCCTCTAATCCATGAATAAGAGAGCCTGTTATAGTTTGATTACCTGTAAAATTATTTGAACCTGTAGTGGCAAGACTAGCAGATTTAGATGTAAAAATAGGATCTGTTTCTTGATAATAAGAAGCAGTAGCCGCAGTACCGTTAAGACTACCGGTAAAACTTCCACTAAAAGATCCTGTGTTGTATGATGATGTAAATGTGTTTATACTTGAAGTAAACGCGTTAAAACTTGAAGTTGTAACTAATCCACTAGTGTCAACTGAACTGCCTCCTCCAAAAGCATTTGAAGATGTATAGTACAATTGGCCACTTGCTGTGTCAATAGTAACTACATTTAATTGAGATGTTGTAGTTAAATTTGGAAAACCTACTGTTCCTGATACTTGTAAGTTAAAAGTAGGATTTGTATTACCTACACCAAGTCTAGATTGAGATGTAACAGTTAATACAGGAGTTGATCCAGTAAGAGTTATTTGATAACTACTAGTGCCAAGATTTCTTATTGACCAAGCAGCTGTTCCACCGCTTCCAAAAGTTATACTAGATGTTGTACTAACACCATATACACTAAAAGTTCCTCTAACTATTGTGCTACCTGATATTCTAATAGGTATTGAAGAATATGGTACAGATCCAGGAAATGGGTCATTAAGTCCAAATAACACATTACCAACAACATGTAAATTAGTGTTAGTATTTGGGGTAATAGTGTTTATACCTACTACACCACTAGAACTTATAAACATTCTAGTAGACCCACTAGTTTCAAAAGCTAAATCTTGCACATCATTAGTACCTAAAGTAGCAGTTGTTCCAAAACTATTACCTCCTTGTATAAAAGCATTAGGTACAAAACTAGCGGTTAATGCTTGAGAAGCACTTTCAGCCCAGCTAGAAGTTATAGCATATGTTCCTATTGGTAGAAAAGATGCTGTTTGAGCATTAATTGCGTTTGAAGCACTTTGAGCCCAACTTGCTGTTCCAAATAAACTACCTGTAAAAGATCCAGTAAATGAACCAGTATGATCACCTGTAAATGATCCAGTAAATGATCCTGTATTGCTTAAAAATTGATCTACTCTATTTACTGTTACAATTAATGAAGGAACAGCAGGGCCTAAAGCAGGTGTTGTAGCTGCTAATTGAACATCTGTTCTATCCGCTGCCCACATTATTTGGTAGTAATCATTAGCGGCTGAATTTACAAACCAATTCCAAGCGGCTACACCTTTACCATTTTGAGATAGTTCAACTATTGTATTTGTTTCTGCTAAATCAACTCCATTTTTTCTTAACCAAATATATGCTATACTTGTATTTCCTGTACTGGTTTTTTCAAGTTGAGCTGAAAACTGTATATCATATACACCTGCATTTTCAGTTTTAATATATGTGTTAAAAGGATTAGTTGAACCTGATATTGATACTCCATTGCTAATATCTGTTGTATTAAGAGACATTGAATGAAGAACATTTATTACAGGATTTGTTTGTGTAGTAGTATCATAGAAACTACCATAAGAACCTGTAGCTGTGTTACCATATACTCCTCCACCACCTGTTGAACTAACAGTAACTTGTCCTAAACCATTTGTAGGTGATAAAGTAATGTTTGGTCCTGCTAGTAATCGGGTTACTCCACCATTTAAAGCGTATGAAGCTGTAGTAGCATATGAAGCTGTTCCTAATAAAGAACCTGTAAATGAACCTGTGAAAGATCCAGTT